TTCTTTTTTAGCTACGTATATACGATGGCAGATATAAAATCAATCATAAAGCAGGAATTTGTTAAATCAGCAAGCGATCCTGTTTACTTTATGAAAAAGTATTGTTGGATACAACACCCAACAAGAGGTCGCACCCAGTTTAACCTATACCCGTTCCAAGAAAAAGTATTAGGACTACTAAGTAAACACGATAAGTCAGTAATTTTAAAATCAAGACAGCTTGGTATTTCGACACTTTCAGCAGGTATAGCTTTACACATGATGTTATTTCAAAAGGATAAAAATATCCTTGTAATAGCAACAAAACAAGAAACAGCTAAAAACCTAGTAACCAAAGTACGATTTATGTACGATCAGTTACCTAGTTGGTTAAAACTACCAACAATGGAAAATAACCGATTATCACTACGGCTTAAAAACGGTTCCCAAATTAAAGCAGTATCTGCAGCAGGTGATGCTGGTAGATCAGAAGCCATTTCTCTTCTAGTAATTGATGAGGGTGCTTTTATTGAAGAAAATCGAATAGAAGAAATTTGGGGTTCAGCACAACAAACACTTGCTACAGGTGGTAGAGCAATTATATTATCTACACCCAATGGTACAGGTAACTGGTTTCACCGAATGTGGACTAAAGCCCAAGATGGTACTAGTGGATTTACCCCTATTAGATTACCATGGACTGTACACCCAGAACGAAACCAAGAATGGCGAGATAAACAAGATGATGAGCTAGGGGATAGAATGGCAGCACAAGAGTGTGATTGTGATTTTACAACTTCAGGTGATACTGTATTTCCTCCTGAACTACTAAACTATATAGAAACTACAACTTTAAAAGATCCACTTGAAAAACGTGGTATGAATCAGAGTTTGTGGGTTTGGGAATATCCTGATTATTCAAGAAAATATATGGTTGTAGCTGACGTAGCAAGAGGTGATTCAAAAGATTATTCAGCATTTCATATTATAGACATAGAAACATGTACCCAAGTTGCTGAATTTAAAGATCAAGTTCAAACAAAAGACTTTGGTAGAATCTTATATAATATAGCAAATGAATACAATAAAGCATTATTAGTAATTGAAAATGCAAATATAGGATGGGCTACTATACAAGAGGTAATTGATATGGGTTATGAAAATTTATATTACAGCCCTAAAGATGAAAAATTTACTCGTGATGCCGAAGCATATATTGCTAAAGGATATGATTTAATTGATAAATCAAAAATGGTACCTGGATTTACAATGTCTTTACGTACTAGACCTTTAACAATTGCTAAATTAGATGCATATATTAAAGAACAAAGTATCCAAATTTATTCAAGACGCACATTAGATGAATTAAGAACCTTTGTATGGAAAAATGGTCGACCAGAAGCACAAACTGGGTATAATGACGACCTAATAATGTCCGTAGCTACCGCATGTTACGTGCGAGATACTGCGCTCAAATTCGCTCAGCACGGGGTTGACTTAACCCGTGCTATGCTTGCAAATACAACCAAAGCAACTTATAATCCATTTTTTACTAATAACCCTATAAATGACCCTAAACAGGCCTATAAAATGAAAGTAGGGGGAAAAGATGAAGATTTGTCTTGGCTTTTAGGTTGAATATTTATACACATACACAATAAACAATAAATATGGCAGATACTAGCTTATTTACAAGATTACGAAGATTATTTTCAAACGACGTTATTATAAGAAACGTAGGAGGAAAACAACTTAAAGTAATGGATGTTGATCGCATCCAAAAATATGGTAACTTAGAGTCTAATTCACTTTATGATAGATTTACTAGATTACACAGACCTGTAGGTTCATCATTACAATATAACCCAACACTTAATTATTCTTCTATGCGACTTCAGTTGTATAGTGATTATGAAGCTATGGATTATGACTCATTAATTGCCCCAGCACTTGATATTATATCTGAGGAATCAACCCTTAAAAATGAATATGGGGATGTTTTAACAATTAAATCATCTAACGAAAATGTTAAAAGAGTATTACATAATTTATTTTATGATGTACTAAATATTGAATTTAATTTACCATCATGGGTTCGCCAAATGTGCAAGTATGGTGATTTTTATCTCCACTTACAGATATCTGAAAAGTTTGGTATATATAATGTATTACCTCTTTCTGTATATCAAGTAGTAAGAGAAGAGGGTATGAACCCAGAAAATCCCAATTATGTTCAGTTTATTTTAGACCCTAATGGTTTATCACAATCTACCACTTATAGTGCTAGAAGAAGCGACCAAATGAAATTAGAAAATTATGAAGTCGCTCACTTTAGATTATTATCAGATGCTAATTATCTCCCCTATGGTCGTTCATATCTTGAGCCAGCTCGTAAGGTATTTAAGCAGCTAATTTTGATGGAAGATGCAATGCTTATTCACAGAATTATGCGTGCACCAGAAAAAAGAATTTTTTACATGAACGTAGGAGGTATTCCTCCAAATGAAGTAGATCAATTTATGGAACGCACAGTTTCTAGAATGAAAAAAACTCCATATATTGACCAAAATACTGGAGATTATAACCTTAAATTTAATGTCCAAAATATGACTGAGGATTTTTATATCCCAGTTAGAGGTAACGATGCATCAACTAAGATCGAAACTACAAAAGGTCTCGATTACGATGGTACAACTGATATTGAATACTTAAAGAACCGAATGTTAGCGGCCCTTAAAATCCCTAAGGCATTCTTGGGATACGATGAAAACCTTGAAGGTAAGTCAACGTTAGCTGCTATGGATATTCGTTTTGCACGTACTATTGAGCGCTTACAACGAACTATTGTATCTGAATTACATAAAATAGCTCTTGTTCATTTATATACTCAAGGATTTGAAAATTCTGATCTAGTAGATTTTGAACTAGAACTAACAGGTCCCTCAATTGTATTTGAACAAGAAAAAACCCAACTTTATACAGATAAAATTACTTTAGCTAATTCTATTACAGATAAAAAAATCCTATCTACAGACTTTATTTATAAAAATATATTTAACTTATCTGATACTGAGATAGAATTTGAAAGAAATAAAGCATTAGACGATGCTGCCCATATATTTAGACTTAACCAAATAGAAAACGAAGGTAATGACCCTATAGAATCAGGAGAGTCATATGGTACTCCTCATGACTTAGCAGGTTTATATTCTACTAAAAGAGATAAGACTATAAAAGATGTTCCTGATGGTTATGATGAGGAAGGACCAGGTAGACCTGCTATTAAATTAAGCCGATATGGTACTGATCAAGCAAATATGGGAAGAGATCCTTTAGGAAAAGCAGGATTAACTGCTGATGATACTCCTAATAAAACTAATGATGTTTCAACGTTTGCATTAGAGGAAAATAGTAGAATTCTTAAAAAATTATCCTTTAAACGTTTAAAAGGTAAACAGTCCCTAACTGAAGATAATAAATCTTCCCTTTTAGATGAAAAAAACATAATAGATGAGTAATCTTCAGGGTTCCTCATATATTTATATAGGAATAAAAATATTCATGCATGAAACCTAAGCATTCCAAGTACAAAAATACGGGAATTTTATTTGAATTGTTGACTAGACAAATAACGTCTGAGACAATTTCAAATACACCTCCTAAGGCTGTAGGTATTTTACAAAAATTCTTTGGTAATGATTCTACATTGCTAAAGGAATATCAAATATACCATGCTCTCCTTAATAAAAGATTTGAAAAAGATGCTAGCGCCACAGTTCTCATTGAGACACTTATTGGCGCTCATTCTAAATTAAACAAATCAGTATTAAGAAGAGAACGCTATAATTTAGTTAGAGAAATTAAAGACACATATAATATTGAGGACTTTTTTAAAGCAAAAATACCTAATTATAAAATATATGCTAGTGTCTACAACTTACTAGAAAATAAAGAAGCTAATCCTTTATCTATTGTAAATTCTAAAGTAGCTATTTTAGAGCACATTACAAATAAAAATCTTCCAAATAAACCTAAGAAAGAAATGGTTATGGAAGAATATGAAAAATTTGATAAAGAAACCAGAGCATTAACTTACAAAATGTTAATGGAAAGGTTTAACGACAAATATTCAGGTTTAGCAGATAATCAAAGAATCTTATTAAAGGAATATGTTTATAATGTTTCAAACAGCCCTAAACTTAAGGCATTTTTAAATAAAGAAATAGAAATAGTTAAGTCTGAAATAGAAATTTTATCTGAAAATGTTGATCAAGTTACTAAAATTAAACTTAATGAAGTTAAAAACTTAATTAAACCTTTATGTAAAAAATCTTCAGTTCACGATGATAATGTAATTAATCTTCTTAATTACTATGAGTTAGTTAATGAACTTAAATTAACTTAATAATGAATATTGAAGAACTTAGATCCCTTATTCGCGAACTTATTACTAATGAACTAGCTGAAGCCAATACCACAGGTACTGGTACTTCTATTAGTACTGGTTCTAGTGAAGCATATGCTACACCCCGAGCATTTGGAAATAATAAGAAAAAAAAGAAAAAAGGATATATGGGGTATAAAGAAGTAAAATAAAAGTTATGGCAAGAAAAATTAACGCATTTGATTTTGAAAAAGGTGACCATAAAGTGTCTCGTCCAGGTGTACATGCTAAATCTAAACACAGTAACCACAAAGGTTCAAAAAATTACCGTAAATTAAATAGAGGACAAGGAAGATGAATAATTTAATCGTAGATATAATCCCATTAAAGGTTGATAAACTCTTAATAGAGTCATCAATTAAATCTGGTGGACCTCTCATGGTAGAAGGTATCATCCAAAGAGCCGGTGTTAAAAACCATAATGGTCGTATCTATGAAAGAGAAATCCTTGCAAGGGAAATGGAAAAATATATGGAAGGACCAATTGCTGATAATAACGCATTAGGTGAATTAGATCATCCAGATTCTTCCGTTATTAATTTAAATAACGTATCCCATAAAATCAATAAATGTTGGTGGAATGGAAATGATGTCCATGGACAGATAGAAATTCTCCCTACACCCTCGGGAAATATTGCTAAGGCATTATTTCAAGCAGGTGTCCCTGTTGGTATTTCATCCCGTGGGATGGGTTCAGTTGAAGAAAACACAGATGGTGTTTTAATGGTACAAGAAGATTTTGATTTATTATGTTTTGACTTAGTATCTACCCCATCAACCCCAGGTGCTACATTAACACCTCAACAATTAAAAGAAGGTATAACATCCCCTACTCAAAATTACACTAAAGTACACAATATAATCCGTGATATCATCTGTGATAACACTGGAAAG